GAAGCCTTCCTGGACGAACTCGGCAATTTCCCTTCGGGCTCGCACAAGGATCAGGTCGATGCGCTGTCCGGGGCATTCGGGCGTTTGCTCAAGCGCACCGCCGGTATCTTCTCCATGCCGCTGGACGAGATAACCTGCGAGCCGTTCCCAATTCCTGCGCACTGGCCGCGCGTTTATGCGCTCGATCTCGATTGGCAACACGTGAGTGCGATTTGGGCCGCGTGCGATTCCGAAAGCCAGACCGTATACCTCTACAGTGAGTACAGCGCCCGCCGCGCAGAGCTTGCGATCCATGCCGACGCAATCCGCTCGCGCGGCAAGGACATCCGCGGCTTCATGAACCCAACCGCGCATAGCCGTACACAGGAGGAAGGCGCTCAGCTGATCGGCGAGCTATGGAAGCGCGATCTGTCGCTGATGGCGTCCCCTCATGTGGCTGACATAGGCATCGGCGAACTGGCCAACCTTCTGGCGGCCAAGCGGCTTCGCGTGTTCAACACGCTGATCGGATGGACCGGCGAATACCCGCTTTACCGCCGTGACGAGAAGGGGCGCCCGAATGACGACGAATGCCCACTCGTGGCCTGTACGGCGTTGCTGGCGCCGATAGCACCTGCACTGCCACCAGAGGATGACGCGACGGACGACCATCTGTGGGGCCTTGAAGGCCGCTCTGCTGTCACTGGTTACTAACGGAAGTCGCGCGCTTCGAGAATCGTACGAGCGATTGCGCAGAGTTGCGCTGCATCGGCTGTGCTGCTGCAACATGAAAACAGCAACTAAGTTGCTCTTGTTTGCGCTACGACCAAACCGCATACGGTGGTATGCCCTTTGGTCATGGAGCGGGTGATTGCATATCTAAGGGTTTCGACGCAACGCCAACAACGCTCTGGTCTCGGTCTTGAAGCTCAACGAACCACCATTGAGCGCTTCGCGGCCAGCGAAGCCCTCACAATCGCTGCCGAGTATGTTGAAGCCGAAACTGGCAAGGGTGCCGACGCCCTGGACAGGCGCCCCCAGCTAGCCGCAGCGCTGGCCGCGGCAAAGGCTGCGAAGTGCAGCGTAGTTGTTGCCAAGCTCGACCGCCTGTCGCGCGACGTGGCCTTTGTGGCCGGCCTGATGGCCCAGCGGGTGCCATTCATCGTGGCCGAGCTAGGCAGAGATGCCGATCCCTTCATGCTGCATCTTTACGCGGCTCTGGCCGAGAAGGAACGGCGCATGATCTCCGAGCGAACGAAGGCTGCCTTGGCGGCGAAGAAGGCGGCAGGAGCAGTCTTGGGCAATCCGCACAATTTGGCTCAGGCAGGCAATCTCGGACGGGCGGTCCTGATCGAAGGCGCAGACCGATTTGTCGAGAGCTTAGTGCCTGTCGTTCAGACGATACGGTCTGAAGGGGCCACAACTCTCCGAGCAATGGCGCAAGCGCTAAACAGGCGAGGGTTCAAATCCCCACGCGGCGGCACTTGGCATCCATCCTCGGTTGCCAACCTCTTGTCCCGCTCTGAGAGCTTTTTATAGGCGGGAAATTCGATCCACCCGATTCAGCCTGTGAATCGGCGTGGAATAAGGACCCCGTTTTCGGGGTGATCGGCATCCAAACGGGACCCCGGGGATAAGGGTCCACACTGGCTTCCATGGAACATGGAGGCCGAGTTCAGGATGCTGATCGTGGAGACGATTGCGAAGATCCGCCGGGCGTATTTCGTTCAGAAGAGGTCGATCAAGGCGATCTGCCGGGAGCTTGGGGTCTCGCGGAAGGTCGTTCGGAAGGTGCTCCGATCCGATGCGACCGAGTTCAAATATGAGCGCGGGTCGCAGCCGGCCCCGAAAATTGGGCCGTGGCGACATCAGCTCGATGCCCTATTGTTGGCGAATGACAGCAAAGTTGCCCGCGAACGCCTGACACTGATCCGGGTATTTGAAGAGCTGCGGGCGCTTGGCTACGACGGCAGTTACGACGCGGTCCGGCGCTATACCAAGGCGTGGCAGAAGGATCGCGGCGCGGTCACGTCGGAAGCTTATGTGCCGCTGACGTTTGCACCGGGAGAAGCTTACCAGTTCGACTGGAGCCACGAAATCGTGCTGATCAACGGCACGACGGTGACAGTGAAGGTGGCGCACGTTCGGCTCTGCCACAGCCGGATGATGTTCGCTCGGGCGTATCCGCGCGAGACGCAGGAGATGGTGTTCGACGCGCACGATCGCGCATTTGCCTTCTTCAAGGGCGCATGCACCCGCGGCATCTACGACAACATGAAGACGGCGGTGGAGTCGATCTTCCTCGGCAAGGATCGCGCCTATAACCGTCGCTTCCTGCAAATGTGCGGCCATTATCTTGTCGAGCCGACGGCGTGCACGCCGGCATCGGGCTGGGAAAAGGGCCAGGTCGAGAACCAGGTCGGTCTTGTCCGCGAGCGCTTCTTCACGCCCAGGCTTCGTGTGAAGAGCCTGGACGAATTGAATAGCTGGCTTCTCGACAAGTGCGTTGCCTACGCCAAGGTCCATAAACATCCGGAGATCGCGGATCGAACGGTGTGGCAGATCTTCGAGGATGAGCGCAGCGCCTTAATACCTGTTCCCGGCCGGTTCGACGGATTCCATGCGACTACGGCCTCGGTGTCGAAGACCTGCCTTGTGCGGTTCGACACCAACAAATACTCGGTCTCTTCGCGCGCCGTCGGTCGTCCCGTCGAGGTCCAGGCTTATGCCGCTCGGATCGTCATCCGTCAGGATGGTGTGATTGTTGCGGAGCACGCGCGCTGTTTTGGCCGCAACGAAACCATCTACGATCCCTGGCACTACGTGCCCGTGCTGGCGCGCAAGCCCGGGGCTTTGCGCAATGGCGCACCATTCAAGGACTGGCTGCTACCGGCAAGCCTGGAGCGGGTGCGGCGCAAGCTCAAGGGTTCTGACGACGGCGATCGCCAGATGGTGGCGATCCTCTCGGCAGTATTGATGGACGGACTTGTCCCGGTCGAAGCCGCTTGCGCGGAAGCCATCGATCAGAACGTCCATTCGTCCGACGTGATCCTCAACATCCTCGCCCGCAAGCGTGATCCGGCGCCGACGATAACAATCCTGACGCCCGACGCACTGCAACTCCAACACGCGCCAGTCGCCGATTGTGCGCGCTACGACAGCCTCAGGAGGGCAAACTGATGGAACGAACCGACATTCTCGGCCTCATGGGCGAGTTAAAACTCTATGGCATGCAGACGGCTTATGACGAGGTGATGGGCACTGGCATCAAGCGCCAGCATGAACCGCCGCGTATCGTCGGCGATCTTTTATCCGCTGAGATCGCAGAAAAACAGGCACGCTCGATCAAATACCAGCTCACGACCGCGAAGCTGCCGCTCGCAAAGGATCTCGACGACTTCGACTTCACCGGCACGCCTGTCAATGAGGCCCTTGTTCGCGATCTCGCTGGTGGGGCGTTCATCGCCGAACAACGCAATGTTGTTCTCATCGGCGGCACCGGAACCGGCAAGAGCCATCTTGCCATCGCCATCGCGCGGGCCTGCATCCGAAACGGTGCACGCGGCAGGTTCTTCAACGTCGTGGATCTCGTCAATCGGCTGGAGAGCGAGACCCGCCAGGGCCGTCAGGGGCGTCTTGCCGATTATCTAACCCGCCTCGACTTCATCGTCCTCGACGAACTTGGCTATCTGCCGTTCGCGCAGGCCGGCGGCCAATTGCTGTTCCATCTGGTCAGCCGGCTCTATGAGCGCACCTCGATCATCGTCACCACCAATCTTGCTTTTGGTGAATGGCCGACCGTGTTTAGCGATCCCAAGATGACCACCGCGCTGCTCGATCGCTTTACCCACCACTGCGAGATCATCGAAACCGGGAACGAAAGCTGGCGCTTCAAAAACCGCGCCTGACGATCTCCGATCAGATCACCCGCGCTCGTCCGGCTGCGCAACTGCCGGCTCCGCTCGGACGAGCGCTAGGCATCCGAGACCGCAAATAGAGGGGTCCTTTTTGGACGCCGATCCGGGGTCCCTTTTGCCTGCCGATTGACATCCGGGACAAGCCCACCGCACACCAGCCTCGCCTTGGCAGAACGGCGTTGCCGAGCGGCTGATCGGATCGATCCGGCGTGAATGTGTGGGCCACATCATTGTCTTGGGCGAGATGCATCTGCGCCGAATCTTGCGATCCTATGCTCGCTATTAC